GTGGCGCTGGGGCTCTGATCATGCGCCGCCCCGCTCATTTTCGTCTGCGGCTGACGCCGGCCGGGGTGTTCTGGATCGGCTACCTGCTAGTCCTGGTGGTCGGTGGCCTGCTGTGCTTCCGTAGCGCGGCCGCCGCCGACATTCCGCCGGGCGCGCAAAAGCACCGCGCCGACCTGACCCGCAATGCCCGCGCCGTGTGGGGCCTCGACGCCCCGGTGGCCACGTTCGCCGGCCAGGTGCATGCGGAAAGCCGCTGGCGCCCGGATGCCGTCAGCCAGGTCGGCGCGCAGGGCATCGCGCAGTTCATGCCGGCCACCGCCGACTGGATCGCCGACGCCTACCCGGCGCTGGCCGCCAAGCAACCCTTCAATCCCGGCTGGGGCCTGCGCGCCCTGGTCACCTACGACCGCCACCTGTGGGAGCGCATCAAGGCCGCCTCGGCGTGCGATCGCATGGCCATGACCCTGTCCGCCTACAACGGCGGCCTGGGCTGGGTGTGGCGCGACCAGAAGTTGGCCGCCTCGCAAGGGGCCGACAGCGCCCGCTGGTTTGACCAGGTCGAGCGTTACAACGCCGGGCGCCACGCGGCCGCCTTCCGGGAAAACCGGGGCTATCCGCGTCTGATCCTGCGCACCTTCGAGCCGCGCTACGTGGCCGCCGGCTGGGGCCGAGGGAGCTGCGCATGATCCGCTACCTGCTCTCGCTGCTGGACTTCGTCCCGCGCTTCTCCTTCCCGCTCGGCTACGTGCCGGCGCCGCTGATCCGCCAAGGGCGAGTTTCCGGCGTCCGCTCCGCCAAGCGCCTGGCGCACAAGCGCCGCAACCAACGGAGGGCTCGCCATGCTTGATACATCCATCGCGCGCCCCTGGCTTGCCGTCGCTTTCCTGGTCTGGACGCTGCTCGCAGCGATCGCTGGCTGGCAGACCGGGCGCGAGCAGGAGCAAGACCGTTGCACGGCGCAGGTCGCCACACTCAAGGCCGACCAGGCCACTCAGGAACGCCAGGCTGCACAAGCCGCGCTGGATCGCCTCCAGCAAGCCCAAGCACGCGGCGACGCCCTGCAAGCGCGCCTGGCCGCCGAAGAGACCAACCGTCAAACCCAAGCCCAGGAGCATGCACGTGAAATCAAGCGCCTTACTACTGGCCGCCCTTGCCTCAACGCTGGCACTGTGCGGCTGCTCAACGAACCCACCGGCCACTCCGGCACTGTACCCGTGCCCGCAACCACCAGCGGGGCTACTGCAGCGGATGCCCCCGCTGCCAGCGATACCGACGTCGCTGGCTGGATCGACAACGCCCGACACCAGTACGACACCTGCCGAGGCCGCCTCGACGCGCTGATCGACTGGCACCAGGAGGCCCCCGATGGACATCGCTGACCAAGCCAGCGACCGCGAGATGGCCGACCGGGAATTCGCCCTCGCCGCGCGGCGCGCTGCCCGCCCGGCTGGGCGCTCGGCATCGCACTGCCTGGACTGCGGTGAGCCGATCCCGGAAGCGCGCCAGCAAGCCGTGCCCGGCGTCACGCTCTGCGTGGAATGCCAAACCGTTCAAGAACATCAAGGGAGAACCCACGCATGACCGTACAAGTTGAGTTCTGGCAGCTGATCACGCTGCTGATCTCGTTCCTCGGCTTCCTCTTCGCCGCTGGGAAGCTGCTGCTGTCGCAGATCGACCGCCGGCTGAACGACCGATTCGAGGCGATGGAAAACGCCCGCGAACAGGCCAGCCGGCACTGGGACGAGAAGTTCGGCACGGTGATCGATCAGAACCGCCGGGAGGCCGAAGGCTGGGCGGCCTTGGAGCGGGAATTCCTGCGCTTCCAGGCCGATCTGCCGCTGCAGTACGTCCGCCGCGAAGACTACGTCCGGGGCCAAAGCGTGATCGAGGCCAAGCTGGACGCCCTCTACAACAAGCTCGAAGTCGTTCAAATGAAGGGAGCCAACAATGGTTGACCAAGCCAAGGTCCGGCGCGAATCCATGCGCTGGAACATCCTGCTCACGCTCAACAACGCCCGCCCGATCGGTGCCTATGAGGAGCTGGTGCTTTCCACGATCCAGGCGATCTACCCGGACGCCACCGCGCTGGAGCTGCGGCGCGAGCTGGACTACCTGGCCGACCGCTCCCTGGTCGAGCTGAAGAAGGAGCCCAGCGGCCGCTGGTTCGCCGATGTCACCCGCTACGGCGTCGACATCGCCGAATACACCGTCGATTGCCAGCCTGGCATTGCCCGGCCGGTCAAGTATTGGGCCTGACCATGCCGCCGCGCAGCAAGGTGGCCGGCATGCCGGCCGAGATCAAGGAATGGCTGGACCGGGCGCTCGCCGAGAACAACTTCAGCGACTACGAGCTGCTGGCCGAGGAGTTGAAGGCGCGCGGTTACGCCATCAGCAAGAGCGCGCTGCACCGCTACGGCCAGGCGTTCGAGACCCGCTTGTCGGCCCTCAAGATGGCCAGCGAGCAGGCCCGCGCCGTGGTGGCGGCCGCGCCGGATGAGGAAGGCGCCGTCAACGAGGCCCTGATGCGCCTGGTGCAGGAGCACCTGTTCAAGCTGCTGATGGCCGAGGAAGGCGAGTTCGACCTGCCCAAGGTCGCCCGCGCCGTGGCCGAGCTGGGCCGAGCGACCGTCACGCAGAAGAAGTGGCAGGCCGAAGTCCGCGCCCGCGCTGAAGCTGCGGCTGCCGCCGTGGAGAAGATCGCCAAGAAGGGCGGCCTGTCGGCGGAATCCGTCGATCAGCTGCGCCGTGAAATCCTCGGGATCGCCGCATGACCACCATTCCCGCCCGTCTGCCCAACACCGCCACGGCCGAAGCACCGGCCGTGCTGATGGGCTATCAGCAACGATGGGTCGCCGACAAGTCGCCGCTCAAGGTGATCGAGAAGAGCCGCCGGACGGGCCTGACCTGGGGCGAGGCCGCCGACGACGTGCTGACCGCCGCCTCCAACCGGTCGGCCGGCGGCCAGAACGTCTACTACATCGCGTACAACCAGGACATGACCATCGAGTACATCCAGGCGTGCGCGATGTGGGCTCGGGCCTTCAACCATGCCGCCTCGGAGATCGAGGAGGGCTTCTGGGAAGACGACGACGCCGACAAGAACATCAAGACCTTCACGATCCGCTTCCCGGCCTCGGGCTTTCGCATCGTGGCGCTCACCAGCCGGCCCTCCAACCTGCGCGGCCGCCAGGGCACGATCGTGATCGACGAGGCGGCCTTCCACGACCAGCTCGACGAGTTGCTCAAGGCGGCGCTGGCCATGCTCATCTGGGGCGGCCGGGTGCGCGTCATCTCCACCCACAACGGCGTGGAGAACCCGTTCAACGAGCTGGTTGAAGACATCCGGGCCGGCAAGCGCAAGGGCACCGTGCATCGGGTGACCTTTCAGGAAGCCGTGGCCGATGGCCTGTACCGCCGCGTCTGCCTGCGCCTGGGCAAGGAATGGACGGCGGCCGAAGAGGCTGCCTGGATGGCCGACGTCTACGCCTTCTACGGCGACGGCGCCGAGGAGGAGCTGGACTGCGTGCCGGCCAACTCGGGCGGCGCCTGGCTGTCCCGCGCGCTGATCGAGTCGCGCATGTCGGCCGACACGCCGGTGCTGCGCTGGGAATGCAAGGCTGGCTTCGAGCTGCTGCCCGACCACATCCGCGCCGCCGAGTGCCGCGACTGGCTGGAGGCCCACCTGGCACCGCTGCTGGCCGCCCTGCCGGCGGACGCCATCTCCTTCAACGGCGAGGACTTCGGCCGCAGCGGCGACCTGACCGTGCATGTGCCACTGATCCAGACGCAGAACCTGGTGCGCCGGGTGCCCTTCCTGGTCGAGCTGCGCAACGTGCCCTTCCGCCAGCAGGAGCAGATCGCCTTCTACCTGATCGACCGCCTGCCGCGCTTCACCGGCGGCGCGTTCGATGCGCGGGGCAATGGCCAGTTTCTGGCCGAGGTGGCCATGCAGCGCTACGGGGCATCGCGCATCCAGCAGGTGATGCTGTCCGAGTCCTGGTACCGGGAGCACATGCCTCCGGTCAAGGCCGCCCTCGAGGACGGCACCCTGGACGGCCTACCGCGCGACGGGGACGTGCTGGCCGACCTGCGGGCGGTGCAGGTCATCAAGGGCGTGCCGCGCATCCCCGATACCCGCACGACCGGCGAGGACAAGGGCAAGCGCCACGGTGATGCTGCCGTGGCGGTGGCGCTGGCCTACTTCGCCAGCCGCGAGATCAACAAAGGCCCGGTGACGGTGAAATCCCGCCGCCGTCGCACCGGCGCCAGAATCACCCAGGGGTATCAATGAGAGCCAAAGGCATGTGGGTCAGCCCCACCGAGTTCGTCCAGTTCGGGGAGCCGACCAAGTCGCTGTCCGACCAGATCGCCACGCGCGGCCGTAGCATCGATTTCTACGGGCTGGGCATGTACCTGCCTAACCCTGATCCGGTGCTCAAGGCGCTGGGCAAGGACATCAAGGTCTATCGCGAGCTGCGCGCCGACGCCCATGTGGGCGGCTGCATCCGGCGCCGCAAGGCGGCCGTGAAGGCCCTCGAATGGGGGCTGGATCGTGACAAGGCGAAGAGCCGCGTGGCCAAGTCGATCGAGGCCATCTTCGCCGACCTGGACCTGTCGCGGATCATCACCGAAATGCTGGACGCCGTGCTCTACGGCTACCAGCCGATGGAGGTCATCTGGGGCAAGGTCGGCGGCTACCTGGTGCCGGTCGATGTAGTCGGCAAGCCGGCCGACTGGTTCCTCTACTCGCCGGAGAACGAGCTGCGCTTCCGTTCTCGCCAGGCGCAGCTGCAGGGCGAAGAGCTGCCACCGCGCAAGTTCCTGGTGCCGCGCCAAGACCCGAGCTATCACAACCCCTACGGCTTCGCCGACTTGTCCATGTGCTTCTGGCCGACCACCTTCAAGAAGGGCGGTCTCAAGTTCTGGGTGCAGTTCACCGAGAAGTACGGCGCCCCCTGGGTGATCGGCAAGCACCCGCGCAGCGCCTCGGACGCCGAGACCAACCAGCTGCTCGACCGCCTGGAAGACATGGTCCAGGACGCCGTGGCGGTGATCCCGGACGATTCCAGCGTCGATATCAAGGAAGCCGCCGGCAAGACCGGCAGCACCGAAGTCTATGAGCGGCTGCTGCACTTCTGCCGCTCCGAGGTGTCAATCGCGCTACTCGGCCAGAACCAGACCACCGAGGCCACCGCCAACCGCGCCTCGGCCCAGGCCGGACTGGAGGTCACCCGCGACATCCGCGACGGCGACAAGGCCATCGTCCAGGAAGCCTTCAACACCCTGATCCGCTGGGTGTGCGAGCTGAACTTCAACGACGGCGCCCGCCCGGTGTTCGAGATGTGGGAGCAGCAGGAGGTCGACAAGGTGCTGGCCGAGCGCGACGAGAAGCTGGTGCGTGCCGGCGCCAAGCTGACCCCGGCCTACTTCAAGCGCGCCTACAGCCTGCAGGACGGCGACCTGGAGGATGTGGCCCAACCCGCCATCCCGGCGGCCGAGTTCGCCGAGGGCGACGTGGCCCCTGACCAGGACGCGCTCGATGCCGCCCTCGATGCGCTCTCGGCCGACGCCCTGAATGCGGACGCCCAAGCCATGCTGGCGCCGTTACTGAAGCGGATCGCCAAGGGTGTCCAGCCCGACAAGCTGCTCGGCATGCTCGCCGAGCTGTACCCGGAGATGGACGCCGCCGGCCTGCAGGAACGCCTGGCGCGCATGATCTTCGTGGCCAACCTGTGGGGACGGCTGCATGCCTAA